CTTATAATGAGTAATGAATCAGAAATACAAAGTGACGATAGATGATATAGCAGAGACGTTAAGAAAATTGACGTCTGAGGTTACAGTAGGAGATCTGATTCAATGGGAGAGCGAACAAAAACCTAGACCTTATCCAAATCTTAAATTTGCACTAGAATCTACTTTCTATATAAAACCTCCACTGCTACTCTCCATTGCGAAGAAGGTTATTGAAAAGCAACGAGATAAAGATATGAGGAAAGCACGAAGTCGACATTGGTCATATGATCCAGACCGTCTTCAAATATCTTTATCTGTCTTAGAACTTATCAAGCGATTTGAATCGGAAAGAAACCAATAAAAAAGGCCGGTTGCCCAGCCTTTTTTAAGAGTTAAATTTTTACACAGATTACATCAAGTTGATGATCTTGCTTCTACGGTAGTACACGTTGCTGTTTGCCTGAAGCGAACCATCAGATGCTTGTGCACCCTTAGAGAACGGATTGGCAACCATGCCATAACGTGTCTTGAAGCCGATTCTTGGAGTTAGTGAGTCTGTTACAACTGCACGTACCATCTGTAGAGGTGTGTATGGGCAGTAGAATAGACCAGCATCCCAAGAGTTCTGACCCTTATAGCCAAGCACTGCATAATCTGTTGTAGCATATGGGTCAATGAATACCTTAATTGCACTTGCGCCCATTCCAATAGAACCAGCGTAAGTATTGCCTGTGTCGTCGATCTGAAGACCAGCAGCTTCGTTAACATCAATCACCTTTGCCATACGTAGAGCAGAAGCTACGTTTGATGACACGATGAGGATGTTACCCTTACCACGACGAGTTGCTTTTGCAAGGTCGTTTGACTCTAGGTCAAGATGCATTACAAGACCTGCGAAACGCTCACCCATCCAACGGCCGTTCGTATCAACGTCAAGGTCGATAACGCCAGTAGTTGTTACTCGTGTACCAGGAGAACCAGTTACAGCTGTTACATAGATTGTACGGATAATTTCACGGTTAATTTCGGCAATGAGTTCTGTAGAAAGAACGTTTGCAAGTTCCTTCTGAGCGTCAAGACCGTGAATTGCTTTTAGGTCCTGTGCGAACTCATGTGTGTACTCAGCAGCTAGAGCACGTGAACGAGCTTCCACCATCACCTTCTCAATGCTTACTGCCATCTCACGGAATGCTGAGTTACCAGCTGTACCAAGAGCTTCAGCCTGAGCAAGAGACATACCACCACCGAAGTTGTATGTTTCAGAGTTGCTTGTTGGCTCCGTACCAACGTTTAGATTTGCATCGCCAACGATCTGAGTGTTACCACCGCGAACAGTTGCATAACCAGTGTTAGCTTCGTTATAGAAAGCTTCCTGACCCTGCTGATTTGCATAACGAGAACGCATTGCAAAGATCTGACCTGTTGGGCCTGTCATTGGCTGAACGCCTAGAATATCGAAAGCGATAAGCTTTGGCGCAGAACGACGAATCAATGAAATTAGAACTGGGTCATAATTCTGAACACCAGAAGTGTTGTTCGTTGGAGCAGCTTCCATAAGAGGATGATTTACTCTCTCTTCTGCACCACTCTCATATGCCTGCTCTGTGTTCTCAAGAAGCTGAGCTGTAACATATCTCTTCTCTGAAGACGCAATCTTCGGAGCAGATTCGTCGTCTAGCAAGAAGCTCCACTTCTCAAGAAGATCCTTTTTTGACATTCTAGACATTTATATTATTCTCCTATTGTCTTTTTTGTTCAATTATTTATAAATTTGTAAACTTTGCGTTACAGTAGGTTACGCAGAGCTTCTTTGTATGCTTTTTGTCTTTCGTTCAGTTCATTCTGAGACGTTGACTTTGTAACTTCTACAGTTTCTGTGAGCTGCTCAACCATTGTCTTACCAGATTCAACTGGATTCTTTTCAGAGATAGACTCCTTAAGAATCGTCACCTTATTTTTATAATCCTCAACACTTGCATAAGAGATATTCTCTGCAAGACGAGAAAGCTTATCCTTACCAGCATCAGAGAGATCTGCACTTAGCTCACGTAGAGCTTCCTGTAGTTCCCACTTCTCAAGTCTCTTCTCAAGCTCGATAGTCTTGTTGATAGCTTCATTGAGGTTCTTTTCAGTCTCTGCAACCTCAGCTGTGAGAGCTTCTACAACATCAACCTTATCGTCAGGAATTGTTAGACCATGAGATTCTACGATTGAAACCATGTTCTGCAGAACTTGCTCAGCAATTTCTGTCTTGATACCATTCTCGATAGCAAGTTCATTCTCTTCCATGTAGTTCTCTACACAGTAAGCGAGGTATGAGTCAAGTCTATCAGTGTAATCTTCTTCAAGCTGCTGTACAGCTTCGTCGAGTTTTGTTTTGTATTCTTCTTCGAACTGTTCACGAAGAATGTTGATTCTTTCAGAAAGAGCACCCTCTAGAAGAACAGCTGCTCTTGCAGAGAAATCCTCTGAAAGACCTTCAACACCAGCAAAAAGTGCCTTAATTTCTTCTTCTGCCACTTTTCCAGAAGGGAATACCTTACCAGGATCCTTCTTAGAAACAGAAGTATCAGGTTCCTGCTGACCGTTATTCTTCTTATCTGCTGGGCGCTTACCGTGAGCATCACCAGTATCTACTGGACCTTCAAACTCAGTAGCATCCTGATGTGTAGCTTTTTCAAGTTTACCAGCCATAAATTTAACTCCTTTAAATCGTATATCTATTTATATTTTTGTTTACTTTGCTAACAATGCGGCCTGGGAAGTATCCCTCTGGCTGCACTCTAGATCATACTGATTCTTCTCTTCATTATACCTATCAAGGTTTCGAAGGTGGTGATACATTCTGTCACCACACCCCTTTCCAATATAAGATATGGTCTTTTATTAATTGGACAAATTAATGCATGCACGTAATACATTTTAAATTTTGTTTATCAGCTTTTTCCAAACTGTTAAAATTTGCTCTTCAGTCAATCTAGCACGATCTAAATCTTTTTTAGCTTCCTCTAAATGCTGTTGCTTCAAAATACCATTATCCCAAATCCACTCTACACCTTCGAAGATACCATCAACAAATGCATCAGGTGCGGACGGGTTGATCACAATATCAGCAGCTGTTGCAAGCATGAAATCTTCTTGCACTTGCATAGCACCACCAATATTTTTAAGTGAACCAAGACCTCTAGATGAAACAGCAAGTTTACCACCAGCTTCCATGATATTACGAGCAATGTTACCCATTGGAGTTGGTAGAATCTTTGCCTTACCGATGAAGTTAGAACCTTCCAAACGTAGATCAGTAATTAAGTGAGAAATACGATCTGGGTTAATTGTCGGCCCTTGCGGATGTCCAAGCTCACCAAAAGCGTTTTTTCTGTTTACAGATTCTTTGATATAGCGTGCCACTTCACGTTCTAGAATAGATTTTGGATAAACTCTTCCGTTACGGTTTTTGATATCTGCCTGGAGAAAAATACCCTCAATGAACATATTCTTCTGGCCTTCATGGCTTTCGAAGATATAATTAACTTCTTCTGTATGTTCTGTAATAAGTTTCATGTTATTCGTCTCCATTCTCAGCCTCTTCTTCTAGCTGTTCGCCCAGATGAAGAGACTTAGCAAACTGCAATATTGATGTGTACTCTTTAGAATTCTTCTTCAGCGTCTTTTCCATTGCAGCTCTAGCTGCGGTCGAAGAGAACATCTGGTTCAAGTAATAAGCGTCTTTCGGTGTGACCATCACTTTTGAACCATCTTTGAAGCAGAGCTCACCAGCTTTAAATTCCTCATGAACTGATATAGCTTCACCAGCGTCACGAGGTGTGGCTGCAAGAAGACAATCGCGAACATGACGGAGGTTTTTTGCAGCTTCTTGGAATGCTGCTGTTTCGTTCATCATTTCGAGATTTTCTAGAAGATCTTCAACCTCTTCTAGTAATGCATATGTCTCATCAATGTAAACGTACTGTAAGTCAGCGATATCTTCTCTAACGGTTACTTTTGGCATCTTTTTATCGCCGGTAGTTTCACCTTTATTGATAGCTGTATTTGAACGTGACTTTACATTAGTAGAATAATTACCTTCATCATCAGTTAAGTCTGGAAACTCATCAACAGTATCTAAGTGAGCCATCTTTTTAGGATGCTTCTCATCATATGAGTCATCTACTTTTGCTGACGAAGGAAACACACGTCCTTTAATATTTTCCTTTAACTGATTGAAGGTAATTGGCATTGTTATTCTTCCGTTTTATCTGAATCTAGTTCTACTTCTTCTTCTTCCTCAGATAACCCACCGATCATTTTAGATAGCACTTCTGTTCTCTTAAGATCGATTGCATCAAAAGCACGCTGATTCATTTCAGCCTGGAATGCTTTCTGAAATGCAGCGGGATTACTCTCTGAAGCAGCTTTTAACATTTTGTTGATGTTTGACATTGTTTACCTCTTTGTATTATTTATTGATTGCTTGGTTTGACTAACTTTGAACGCTTAGAACGTGTAGAAACCGGTTTAGTATTTGTAGATTTCACAGTGAATGATACTTGACTACCCTCTTTTCCGGGATCAAATGAAACAGACGTACCGCCACCTCCGTCATTCCCAGATGGAGTGGGATTGTCAAAATCATCACCGAATATCTCACGAGCTTTGTTTTCAACCTGGTCATCATATTCACCAGCTTCTTTTTCTTTTGCGATCTGTGTGAGTATCTCAGCAATTTCCTCTTGAGATTGGTATAGAATGTTACGTCGTACCCATTCCTTCGAATAATAAGTGCCGATGATTGGCTCATTAGGAGCAAGTCTTGATAACACATCCAAACGTGCTATCATGATTTCGTTATTCTTTGACTCTTCAAAGATATCATCAGATGCGTATTCGTAAGTGATTTTGTTCTTTACACGATCATATTCATCTGGATTGAGAATATTCTTCAGAGCAAGCTGACGTCTCAATAATTCATGGAACAGAATAGAAAATTCACGACGCAACCTTGCGATGAACTTCATGAACTTTAATTCATCACGATTGATTTCCGTTACTCTACCAAAGTTGAAACCAGCTTGTGGATCTAGTCGTGAGATTGGTACACCAAGAGCTTTATAGACTTTATTCAAAAAGTAATTTACTTCATCCATCTCGCCAAGATTCTGACCTCCTGGGAGAGTGCTGATTTCTGTTGCTTTACCGTCACCACGACGCGGCAACCAGAAATCTTCGATCATCGTCATCTGCTTAGGATCTGTTCTAACCGTACCTGTAGCAGTATCATATATCATCTTAGAACGATATTGCTGCATCTGGCTGCGAAGATGTTGCTCTGCTTTTGCAGGCGGTAGGTTACCAACATCAATATAGAACACTCGTCTCTCAGGAGCACGGGCAAGTCGATATATGATTGCTGCATCTTCAAGTGATTTTAGCTGATTAAGTGGACGAATAGCTTTATGTAGATAAGATAGAACGACTGAGTTTGATGGATTCAGCAGTCCTGACGTTGCATAAACAACAGATTCTTTTGATAATCTTACACCTTGATCTGAAAATGCAGAAACAGTTTGAGGAGGTGTGTTAAGATTGAATCCAGTCTCTGAGAATAGATAGAATTCATCCTTATCATAATACACATCTACACCAGTTCGCATATCTTTATCACGCTTAACAACACGAACTTTGCGTAGCAATCTAGGATCGATGTAGACTAGTCGACCGATACCTTCTGTTTTATACTTGTCTGGGTTAACAACAACTTGATATGGAAGTCTACCGTCTACATACCATCTACGAATAATCTTGTAAGCATTCGCGTTGAAATCGAGTAGGTCTAGAACATAATCGAATTCTTCTACAATCTTTTTCTTAATAGCAGGAGAATAATTTAACTCGTCTAAGTCGATTTTAACAGGTGTATTACTATCGCTATCTACAAATGCGTTGATAATGTCATCGATTGCATACTCAACTTCAGGAAGAAGTGCTATTTCACGGTATTTGGTAATTAGCGCATATTCAGATATCGCATCAGCATCTACATCTAATGCAACTGAATAGGCCATTGCATCACCAAGAGCTCCGTCAGGTGATGTAACGCTTTGATCAACAACTAATGAACCATCATTTGGATTAGGTGTTATAGCTTTTAGAGCTTCTTTTTCCCTTTCCTCTTGAGGAGAGACAGAGAAAGTATATCCGAAAAGTTTCATTTTACCTCTAATAAAGAAAAAGCTTCCAATTATTTATGGAAGCTTTAAGAAGTACTGTTTTCGTTGTTTTTATTGTTATTATACCGTTGAGAAGAGTCTACACCCCACCGGCGTCACCTGTTGTTCCACCGACAATTTCAATCTCATCATATGCCCAAGTTACAGAGAACTCTTCAATCAAGTCGTTAGCATTCCAATCTAGATCAATATTCTGAACATAAAGTGGGAAAATACCGTTAATCTGATAAACACGAAGCTCAGAACCATCTTTACCATATTGAGTAACAGTTGCCTGTGACTTATAGTTAGCAGGATTTGAACCAGCAGTAGCGATATTTCTACGGAAAGCATTCATTGCGTTATGCCATCTCTCGATAGCATCTTTTACAACATGATCTTCATCGTTAATTACGATTGTGTTCCAATCTTCCCAAACTCGATCACCTGGAATAGCAATCTTACGGCCAAAGTACGGAATTTCAATCTTACCAATAGTAAATGAAGGAATAGAAGCGGCCTTTACCATAAAGGGCGTCTTCAGGTCTGCAGCTGGCGCAAAAGGGTTAGATATAATAACGTGAAAGAGTGTAGGGCGTGCGCCACCACCTACCAACTGTCCTCTGATCTCATTGATGTTAAACGCCATTACGGGCTCCTTTA